AAGGCAAAATAAAAAGGATATAATATGGATTTAAATATTGTATATGACTTTATTAAAGATATGAATGCATCAACATCTTCTAACGATAAGATTGACTTAATTCGATTTGCAAAACCTGAAGTTCGTAAGGTTTTGTTTTATACTTACAATACATTTCAACAATACAATATTACACCAAAGGTATTAGATAAAAGACCAGATCTTTGTAATAGACATACCAAATTTGAATCTGTTTTTGAATTGCTAGATTCTTTAAATAATAGGATGATAACAGGTCATAAAGCTGTAGAGGAAACAAACGGATTTATATGTAATAATCCAAAAGTAAAAGATCTGTTATATTTAATGCTCGAAAGAAATTTAAAAGTTAGAGCTTCTGTTAAGCTTATTAATAAAGCTTTACCTGGATTTATTCCTGAATTTAATGTTGCCTTAGCAAACAAATATGACGAAAAAACAAAAAAGAAAGTCGACTTACAGAAAGATGTTTGGTATGTATCAAGAAAACTTGACGGTGTTCGTTGCCTTATCGTGGTTAACGAAAAAGGAAAAGCAAAATCATTCTCGAGAGCAGGAAAACAATTTCATACATTATCCTTGGTAGAAAAAGAAATCGAAAGCTTAGGTGTCAAGAACGTTGTTTACGACGGAGAGATGTGTATTGTTAATGAAAATGGTGACGAAGACTTTCAGAATGTAATGAAAGAAATCGGACGTAAGGACCATATAATTCAAAACGGCTTGTTTCAAGTTTTTGATTATATACCTCTAGATGATTTTAACAAAGGATCTTCTAAAATGAATTTCAATGATAGACTTAATGCGTTAAGAACTACTTTGAATTGTAATTTAACGCTGAAGTTTATTAAACTTCTCGAACAACTTCCTTTATTCACTTTTAAAGAATTAGATGATTATACTAAAACAGCATCTGATAAAGGCTGGGAAGGCCTCATGATTAGAAAAAACGCTCCTTATAAAGGAAAAAGATCACATGATATTTTAAAAGTTAAAACATTTCATGATGCTGAATACGTTGTGAAAGATGTTATGAATGGACCATTTAGATATGTTAAAGATGGTACTGAAGTTGAAGAAGAAATGTTAAGTGGTGTTTTGATTGAACATAAAGGATGTGATGTTAGAGTTGGATCTGGTTTTTCTATTGACCAACGTAAACATTTATTCTTAAATCCTAATGATATACTAAACAAAACAATTACTGTTCAATACTTTGAAGAATCTCAAAATCAAAATGGAGGTCATTCTTTAAGATTTCCTGTTGTAAAGGTTATTCATGGGGAAACTAGAGAAATTTAAATCAGGTGACTTATGTTTAGTTGTTAATCCCTTAGTTCTGTCAGTTAATTATTATGCATTAGTGCTAGAAAGAATTTACAGATATAGTTCAGGACAAAATAAAAAAGGAGAGTATGTTTATCGTTGTTTAGCTTATGATAGCATAAAAATTCTATCAGAATCACAATTAAGGAAAATATAAATGGCAGCATGGGATAAAATAAAAGTTGGAAATCTTTATTTATATAACATGGATAAAGATATTGATAGACATGGACGATATGTTGATGTTCCTGTAATTGCATTAAAGCGAAATGAAAATACTTACGGATTTGTTGAAGGTAACGATGAATATCCTACTTGGGTATGTCTGTTTCCTAATTTAGGTACAGGTGGTTTATATCCAAGATGTTTAACTGATATTACGGTAACTAATGATGCGAAGAAATGATTTTAAATCAGGCGATGTTTGCTACGTTATAAACAGAGATGTTTGTGATGGTACAGTAAAAAGTATAAGTGATTACACTGCTATTATAATAGAAAAAGTAGACAGATATAAATACCGATGTTTGCATAAAAACAAATTAAAAGTATTTTATTATACAGTCTTTCAAAAAATAAATTAACCAATAAATAACCTGCTTTATGCAGGTTTTTTTATGCCTGCAAAAAGATATATATAAACAAAAATAAAACTAGACAATTTTTTCTATAATAGTCTAGAGAATTGACGAAACTAGCCCTATGTACGTCTAAGAAAGTTAAATTATGAGAAACATATTTATTTTATTTTTGTTTGTAAACTTTGCTCATGCACAAGGATTTGAGTGCGACAATAATTTTAGCGATTGCGGAACTCCTGAACAAAGCGGTGGAGGTGGTGGAGGCAAAGGTTCTGTATTAATAGCAAATACAGACTTAGGTGATACATATCAAAGTGCTGATGACTATGATGACGATGGAATAGAAGATCCATCTGACAATTGTATGAGAGATTATAATCCACAACAATTAGATTCTGATGCAGATACAATAGGTGATATGTGTGACAACTGTATTGGAACATGGAATTTATACCAGGATGATGCTGATGGTGATGGATATGGAGACGCTTGCGATGATGATATTGATGGTGATGCTGTTTTAAATTCTGATGATGAATGTCCATATCAATGGGGAAATTCATATTGTTTAGAAGAAAACAAACAGCATCATTTTAAGATGTCTGAAGATCAAATATATCAAATGCCAAAATCGGAATCAAATGAAGAAACAAATATTCCTGAAGGAACAATTGTAGATCAAGGATGTGCTTCTTTAAATGTTAGTAAAACAAAAAACATTATTTTATTAGCAGGTATTTCTATTTTTTTTGCAACTATTATAAATTTAAAGAAAAGATGAAAGCTAATGATATTGTTTATATTAGAGCACATAGGGCAGTAGTCAAAAGTAAGCCTTATAAAATTATTTATATAAACAGAACACATGCATTTATATCTGATATGGATAACATTAGAATAAAAAAAATATCTATAGATTTTTTAACCACAAATATTGATGAATCTTATAATTCAGAAAAAATAGAAAAAGGTGATCTTGTAAAATGCATTGATAGTTTTACAATGAAGGAAGGTATAGTTTTAGAATCTTACAGCACTTTTCTTCTTGTCTTAATAGGAAACAAAAAAAAGAAAATAACTAAAAACAAAGTTATACTTTTAAATACATAAAATATAAAATATAATATACATGTAAAAGTTGCGGCTTGACGAAACGATAGGCTATATATGCAAAGAACAAACGAAATAGGTATTATAAAGAATTGGAATATATCCCTAAACAATTCTGTGTGTTTAATTTTAGAAGAAAAAAAATATTCTAGAGATGTAAGATCACACTTTTGTAAAGTATTAATTCAAAAAAGTATTTATACAATACCTAAAAAAAATATAGAATTACTCAATTAAATTAGAAAGCTATATAATATATATAGCAATTATCTTATCGAAAGGATTCTACTATGAATAATCAATCTGACAAAATTTGTATTTGTATTTCAATGTTTTATGCTGCTTGTTTCTTTATTCCTGCAATCGTTCAGTGTGTATAAAAAAAGCCAACACGTCAAAAACGTATCGGCTTTACAAAAGTAATAAAGTTTGTTGTTTATAAGTTATTTTAAAAACTAATGCTAACTGCTTTCTTATCTTCCTGGATAGGCATTCTAATTGTAAGAATTCCTTGAGTCAATTCAGCACTAGTACGATCTGCTTGAACATCACCAACAGGTAATTTAAATTCAAAAGAAGAAATAAACTTTCCTGCTTCTTCAGACTTACCACTAACATGTAGCTTCTTGTCTTCGATACACATTGCAATATCTCTTTCGTTTAGACCAGTAGCTAAAGTCTGAAATATAACTGCATCTTTTTCTTTAACTAAGCTATAAGAACTAGAACTTGTATAGGATCTTTTTAAGGATGACTTAGCTCCTGTACTTTCTACTTCTTTAAGAAGACTGTTATATAATAGATCAAAGCTGTTTGGACGTAATGTTAACATAAATTAATTTCCTTTCATTTTTTATTTGATTATGTTGGTATTATTAATTTAAACACCAAAATTAAAAGTGTAACCCCTCAGGTTAAACTTTTATAATAATTGTTTACAAGCTGTTTAAGTGTAACAGTTTTTAATTTACCTCCCCAACTATTAATCATAAATTCTAATTGGGGTAGACTCATTTTATTATCTAAAAATAAATCGTATATTTCTTCTTCATATCCTTTCACATTTTCAAAAATATAGATGATGCTTTGATCATTGGAGTTTACAACAACATTGTCTTTAGTTGTGCTAATTACAAATTTATTCATGACAACCTCCTTATAATTTAATTAGGAGGTTTTATAAATTCACAGTGAAATCTGTCATAAATAATTAAAACAATTTTTTGTTTGTAAAGTATTTCAACGTATGTATCTTCTATCATACTTAATGCAAGATAAAATCCAGGTCTTGCTGTAAAATTAATTACAGAACAATCTGGGTTTTCTATATAAATTGCGTTAACTGGGTATTTTATTTCTAATAACACTTCAAGCTTTTCTTGTATGATTATCAGCTATACTACTAGCAACAAAAGATTCCGGCTTTACTCTGCATTCAAATCCACATCCAGTTACGTAACCGATTAGTGTGTTTTTAAATTTGCTTGATTTATGTTTAGGATCTGTATTAACATCAATATGAATCTCTAAGTTAGGATTGTCTAATGCAGCATTAAGAAAGTTAGCTATTTCAATTGAATCATAAGTTTCTTTTAGCAATCTTTTAGCAAGAATATAGTATGAGTCATCTTTTATTTTTTTTCTGTTGTAGAAATATGTTCTATCATAATTTTCATATTCGTTAAATATACAAATAGTACTAGTAAAAATAAAAGATTGCTGTGACTTAACACTGTCTGTTCCAATGATTATTTTATGATCTTGATATTCTGATACATCTCTTAAGATCTTTAACATGTTAAGATAAGGTATAATTTTTCTTTTACCGTTTTTCCAAGTATCTGATACTAAGCATGCCATAATTACCTTCCAATGTGTTTTGCTGCATTAATATTACCTATGTATTGATAACTGCCTTTGTTAAAAAGAGGTGCAACACATTTGCTTTTTCTAATAGCTTCTCTTCTTGCTTGTCTGTCCCCGCATTCAATGCATACCTCATAACCAATATCTCTTCTTGCGTCTGGAAATTCATCATAACATTTTACACATACTGCCATTTTAATGTCCTTTTATTTTGAGTGTTTTTCTAGATAATAAGATTTATATAGACGATAACCTTCTTCAGTAAACTCTTCTTCTAATGGGACATTGATTCCATCAGAAAAGTTGTCTGTTTTTTTCCAAGAAGGTGCCATCTTTTTTCTTTTAAAAGATGACTTATAAAGTTTAAGAGATTTAGGTGTATCAGATAAAATCTCTGCGTTTAAAACAAATTCACATGAAACATTAGTTTGAATCTTTACATTACTTCTTGTAATAATTTCACATACACAGAATTGCTTACTTCTACCTTTAACATGTTTAAGCTTAATCCATGCCGTTCTTTTTTCTTTAAAGATCTTGACAAGGTTAATTGCATCCTTAACGTTAATATTACCTGAATGAATACTGGATGTGATTTCTTGAATAATGTCTTTAAATACTTTTGAATTTAAAGGAACATAGATCCACTTGTTCCTAACATCTTTAAACTTGTAATTAATTTGATCGCGCATAACAATCCTTTTTGTTTAAGATTTTTATTTATTATAATATAAAATAAAACTTTATGCACGCTAGTCTTCTATAATCTCCCAGGACTCTACTTCAAATCCATATTGTTCTTCTAGATATTCTTGGATGTTGTCTTCATCTTCATCTTCATCCAGTTCAATATTTACTTTTTTAGGTAAACCTAAGTTAGCACAAGTTTCTTCATATTGGCCGTATGTATCTTCAAACTCTGTTCCTTCAAAGGACCATTCAACTAAAACTTTTGTCATCTTTACTCCTTGATGTTTATTTTGTTATATATTACTATTCATCTCAAATTTGAGACTGTTCTTTCAATATACCAAATAGCTTTTTCTAAATCTTGCTTTCTTTTAGCTGGATCTTTCTTTCCGGCACGAGCAATATATTTTATAGCATTACCTAAACTAAAATCTAAATTCCAAGCTTCGATAACATCAATTACTTCAAATCCTGTCTCTCGCATATAATGTTCAGGATGATCGATCATTTCTTTTGTTTGCATAACTTCCTTTCACAAGAACCACAATAGCATAAAGCTTTTTCTGTGGAGTTTGGACATCTTTCTATTTTCTTTTTAACACAATAGCTACATTCACATTTAAACTCTTTAGGGGAATATTTCTGACACATTCTGATTATCTTCTTCTAATAAATCATCAAGAGAAAATATTCCCATACCTCCTAGTTCGCTTCGATCTACAGGAATGTTTTCTATTTCTTTCTTTTCTTTTTTAATAAAGATACCTTGCTCTAGTTCTAAACCATGAGGTACACCATTAAGATTAACAATGCTTTTTAGCACTAACTCTTTTGAAAGATAGATCTTTACGCTTTCTTCAAGTTTAGATCCTTTATGTCTAAGATGAAACAATACACCTTTTTTAGATGTATTACCGAATCTCATCCATCCAAAACCATTTTCATGGAACAGATCTAAAAGATTCATTGTATAATATTTATCATAACCTTCAAGATGTGCATTGAGTAATGTACACTCAACCAATTGCCAAGCTTTACAATTAGGATCAACATCAAGTCTTGCCCAAGCTCGACCTCGACCTGAAAACATGCTGTTGATATTCATTAAAGAGTTATTAACAATAGCATTATCTGTGCCTTTAAAGTAATCAGAAACAATGCTGTTTGTAACTTTTTTAACAGCTGTGATATTCATATCAATTTTCTCTTCACCTAAATTCTGTAAGGCTTGAATAATAACTGGTTTAAGTTCTAAAATAATTGCATCATAATTCATAGTATTACCTCCATGGTATTATTATAATTTAATTGTTAAACTTTTTGCACGT